TGATCTACGGCGGATTCTACACCTGGACGAGCTGCTTTTTTCTCTGATACAGAGTTGCAATGGAGGGATAGTGAAGACCATTTCTTACACATTTCTTCCTCCGTCTCATCTATGGGTGAGTTCACTGCTCCGCAGATACTAACCACATTGAATTTGGGTATGTATTCGTAGTTCACAACTATTGTGTATTCCAGATCTGCACCGTCTCCAACACCATCAGCAAACACGCCGATCTCCCACCATGGGCAATTGCCTACGTCTGGGCCGTACGCGTCGTTGTCAGTGCTGTAGAATTGTTTGTAGGAGTCTTTGTCGATTTCTACTGGAAACCATAGAGCTTCAGCTGTTCTATTATCATTAACTGCTAATGTAGCAGCGTTGTATAGATCCTGATATTGGCTCACGGTAGTTCCAGTTGTCAACTGCTCATAGAAAGGTTTGCTATAAGCTACCATTATTCCCGCATTAGCAGAGAACGCCATAGTCGGTGTTAAGTACACTCCTGCACTTACCACTCTCACATCTTGGGCGAATTCTCTGAGAACGGGGCTGGTATCTAGCTCATGGCTATCTGACCAGACTACTGACGCTACGCTAAATGAATTTGTTGTCTGGATTTGACCAATGTCAACAGCATCGTAGACGTAGGGACTAGTAATACGAACACCTGCTATACCAGCAAGGTTTGCCTGGACAGTTCCTCTACTTATGCATTGCATAACTCCTGTCGATTCTCCAGTGTTATCCGGAATTCTCACTCCCTTCTTAAATGGATCTTTCATAGTATCCCACCAAGCAGATTTCTTCTGCAATCGCTTATGCGCCTTTGCGCCTTCGGGGCCAAATCGGTCTCCCTTGGGCTTTGACTGAGCGGGGGGTATAAATGGGTTCTGGGGTAATCTATTATCTCTCCCTACAGACGTAACTGCGTGGGATCGAGCTTGATTTTGTACTCCTCCAGAAAATTTTTGAGATCCTTTAAGAACTCCAGCCTTGCCTGTCCCTCTAGGGGTGGGAACTGTTTGTTTAACTCGAGGACCATTTGAAGGTAGGGGTCTATTAGGGCCCTTTCCAGCAGGTCTTCTCTTTGAAATAGAACCACCAGTTCCACCAGACTTATCTGGAGTAAGTGTTTGTTTTGCTTGTTGCTTGGATTGTTGTCGTTGTTGTGACATCTCTTCATAAACTCTTTTAAAGCCGTCCTCCTCCACCAATGTGTAATCAAAGAGCGAGATGTCAAAACCGCATTCAAGACCTAAATAGAAGTTGATACACTCTTCATATGTAGGTATTCCTGCGTCCACGTAGGGACAGACATCACTCTTATGATAATGGGGGGTTGAACGGAGAGAATTTAATATCCATGCTGATGCAGCATGGAATTGAGAAAATGACTCTCGTCCGTCTCCAGCAGCCATGATCGTCAAACTCCACATCTTTGAGACTAGGGCAGGCACACTATAGACTTTCTCTATAGTGTATGCGTAGGCCGCACCTATTCTCTTGATATTATACTGTGGGATCCAACCATGGTCTGTTTTCTTAAACTTAAAGCCTAAAAATTCACAATCTTCAAGATTTCTTGTAACAACAACAGGGTCTAATTCGTAACCCGCGAGTGAATAAACTTCTCTGAGTAAAGGTTCGATCTCTTCATCAGAATAATCACACTCGGGCAATGAACACAAATTGTCATCTCCAAACAAGCAAGCT